AAAGAAAAACCCCGCCTTGTGAGCGGGGTCTGTACAGCTAAGTACTTGCTTTAAAGCTTAAGCACCTGCTGAACCGTACATGCCGAGTGGATCGCTATAACCAAATGAATAACGTTCACGGGCTTTGTAGCGTACATTGCCTGTGTCGAAGTCCCCGTCCATTGAATTGCTCAATGGTGTACGGATAAAATGCTTCATACCGTTAGGCACGTCAGTCTTTAAGAACCAAGCGTTTGTATCGGTGAAGTAGTTATTAACCGTATAGCCTTCTGGGATTGAACCGTTGTTTTCAATGGCATTAATGTCATTGTCAGCGGTGCCGACACGCAATTTTGTTTCCAACAAGCGGGTTGCAACGAATTGCAATGCAGGAGGAACAAAAAGCTTGACTGGCTTAGCGGCGATTAACAAGCCACGCTCGTCTGTCCAAGCGGCGATTTGAATAACTGCGTTTTCCAACGAAGTTTCATTCAAGTCAGCGGCAACGGCAGGGATGTTGCTGTTAGTGCCACCAGAAACTAATGGGTGTGCGGCTGAGAACAAAGCAACACCATCGCCACCAGCATATGTGCCACCAGTGAAGCCGTTGTTCAATACTGAAGCGGCTTTAACTTGCTTGGTGTATGCCATAGCACGAGCTAATGCGGCGACGTAGCGGGCTGATAGTGAGTCATAGAGGTTGTCCTCGATGGCTTCTTCAGTCAAGCTAAAGCCTAATGCAATAGTTTCGTGGTTGTAGCGAGCTGTCCAAGTTTCCTGTGCATTGTCATAAGAAAGAGCAGAGCCCTCGTCTTTAACAGGTGCGGCAGAAAAGCCTGAAAGCTTTGTTTCTTCTTCGAACGAACGGTCTGAGCTCTCTGTATCGTAGATCTCTTTGTGTTGTTCAGCATAGGTCTCGTACTTGAGGCCGAACAATGCGTTCAGACCCGGTAAGAGTTGCTTTAGTTGTTGTGCGCGTGAAATAGCCATGATTTAGCTCCTTATACACCAGTAGTGTTGTTGTACTGGTGGAGATTGATCTTAACGATCAACTCAACAAATGCGTCAGCACCAGTTGCGGTTTCAGGGACCACGTCAACTACACGAACGGGCAATGCGGCGGTAGTGCCTTCTGATCCAGCAAGAACTGAAACAGCAGAATTACCTGTAGCAGTGCTACCAGTGCCTTGAATAATAGACATGTTTGACCCAACAGATGCCAAAGCGGCGCTAGACATAACGCTAGAACCGTTTGTCACTGCAACTTTGAACACTGCATTAGGATCGTCAACAACATAACCAGTCGCATCTGACGCCACTGTGCCAGTAGGCCAGTATTGTGCTTGCAAACGTTGCTTGGTTGTTGGGTTCGTGTATACGCAACCAACGAACACGCCAACTGGTGAACCAGTAGTTGTGCCTGTGAACTTCTCAATTACGCCACCTGTAACAACAATAACCAAATCGCCGTATAAAAGATTGGCGGCGTAGCCTGACGCAATGTTCAATTGGCGCGTAGCGCCTGCGTATGGCATGCCGTCAAGACGGTTGATTGGCTTGAAGCCGTAAGGGGCATTAACAGTAGGATAAGCCATGTTAACTCCAATAAATTAAATTAAGAACCTTTACCAAAACCACGCGTACTGGTTGATTTCTTTTCTGAAAACAACGGCATACGGGCATCGCTTTGGCGCATAAAGTTATTATCGACACCTTCCGTCTGAGCTTGGCTTTGCTTGGTATAATGCGCATTGCGTTGCTGGACAAACTCTTCTGGGGTCTTGCACAATAACAACCCACCAATCTCAATATTGCCGTTAAAGCGACTATTGGGATCGATTAGCAGTTTAAATCTTGGCTGTTCTTCAACAGTGACTGGCTCCCATCCTTCTCTGAGTTTGGCGGAGATGTTGCGGGGATCTGCCGAGTTCAATGTCGAAACACGAATCCAACGATATGCAAATCCCGGTTGTTTTTCCGGATCAGGGAGAAGCTCTGGTTGCGACCACTGCTTTGGGCGCTCCGTTAAATCTCGTGTTTGCAAATCGCGATCAATTCTTTTTTCAGTCATTTTATTTCTCCAGTTTCAAAACTTCTCTAACGTACTGTTCCGGGGTGATTCCTAATTTTTTGATTAGGCTCATTTCGTCCTGCCTTAACGTCACTTTTCGAGGTGATGTTGTTCGCTTGGCCGGTGCTACCACCGTGGTGGTTCGCTGACGTGATGGTTCTTCTGGCTCCGTAAAATGTTCTGAAAACCGCTTCCGCATTGTTTTGTCCAACGTGGAGTAATACTCTTCTGACCCTACAACAGTGCCACTGCGTTTGAGTTTTTCATGTAACCCTAATGCGCTGGCTGTCATTTCCTCATCCTGTCCAAACCAAGGGTTGCGTTCTTGCCACGCTACCGCTTTTGGGTCAGGTCGAGGGGCCTGATGTTGTGTTTGTACAACATTCTGCTCCTCTTGTAAAGGGGTTGGGCGATAATTATTTACACGCTCCAACTCCATTGTGGCTTTGGTCATTGCCTCTTGAGCTGACATCAGCAAATCAGAGTCGCCATTTTCATAGGCTTCTTTGTATGCCCGTTTGGCCGAATCAAGCTTCATCTCGCTAGTCTGTTTAACGGCAGACACGTATTCTGTTTGACCAGAATTGATTATCTGTTTAAACCGCTTGTTCTCTTCCATAAGGCGTTTTGTAGCATCTATGCTTGCCTGTCGCTCACGGTATGCCGTTTCTTTCTCTCGGCGCTCGTCATGCCAAACCTTCTTAAGCTGTTTCATCCTCTGCTTTACATCGTCAGAGTAATTCTCTAGCTCGTCTTGTTCGAGCTCCTCAACGATGTCTTTAGGCATGGGTTCACGGCCACGGTCAGATTCTGGCGTGGTGTCTTCAACTTCAATTTCCAGATCATCCTGCTCGTCTGGGAACTTGTATTCTGTCTTATCTAAGTTAGCCATACGTTTCTCCTTTATTTCCGTTTGATGCCGCGTGGATCTTGAACTACAGCTTCCACAGAGTCATCATTAATAATTCTAAATTCACGCCCATGGATGATGAGCCGTGACCCAGAATTAGGCCTTACTAGAATAAAATCGCCTTCTTTGCACCAAGGCCCTGTGGGGAATTTGCCTGCGTCTTTGTAGCAGTCTTCTCCCAACTTAACTACAAACAAAACAGTGGTTAGAACTTCTTCGTAATGCACCGTCTCATCTGCCTTGATTAATCCGCTCTCGTATGTTTTGTCGATTTCAGGGATAGCGCATAGAATCCGATACCCAGAAGGGTCAGGGAGTTGTTTGGCTTTCTCTTCGTCAGAGTGATTAAAATTAATTGACCCTACGACTTGCGGGCTATTGGGGTTTGAACCAATTAGCAACTCAGTCATCTTTTTGCTCCATTTCTTGTTTGAGGCCTAATACGTAACCCCTTGCGATGAGCAGGCCTCTAATCTCACCACAAGTTTTTTTGTACTCTTCAAAGCTCTCAAAGTTGCCCGTGGCGGTGGCCTCGGACAAATGATTAGCCTTCTCTAGAATCCTTGCTGACAGCACATCAAACACATCCATCATTCACCCCCTTGTGAATCAAGCGTCTTGGCGATATCCACAGCCATTCTGGCTTTCTCTTTATTAAGATCTATGCCGGCTTTAAATCCTTCAAGTTCTTTTTTAGCACTGATGCCGTCTTTGTTTTTAGAGAGTTGAACACCAGCCTGAAGGCCCGCAATTTCTTTCTGGCTTGATATGCGCTCACGCTCAATCTGAAGTTGGTCAGCCTTCGTTGCGGCATCAATCTTATCTTTCATTGCCTTGCGCTCAACTTCCATTTGCTTAATCTGAATTTCCATTTGCTGGAGTTTAAGCATTGGGTCTTCAGCTTGCTTCTGAGCCTGCTCTTGAGCGGCCTCTGCTTGGTTCTTCTGCAAGAGACGTTGTGCGGCTTGAGATAGGAGTGGAGTAAGGCGAGCTTCCATTTCTGGATCTAAGTGAATCTCTTCACCAGCCTCATCCATCTGAGGTGGCATATTGATACCCATCTGCTGTTCGATCTGAACGCGGTACGCAAAGCCTAAGTGCTCAGCCAAGTGAGCCTGCATTGCCGCCCCAATTGCATTGGCGTTAGGATTTTGACCCACAAGCTTTTGTATCTTGGGGTCTTGTATGGCTGACATATGAACCTGAATGTGAGCTTCATGGTCTTGGTAAGCAAATGCTTTTAAGGGTTTGAGATTTAATGCATTCTGATTCTCTGTTACGGGGTCGGTTGGCTTTTGATCTTCAGCCAAAGGAACCAGCTTACTGGCTTCTTTAATACCTAACGCCTCTAACATATCGCGGTGCAGGAGGGGCATGTTGTATAGGTTAGGCGCACTTTGAGCTAACTGAAGAACGGCTTGGTATTGGACAATCTTTTGAGCCATTGTTGACGCATTTGGGTCTGAAACAGGGATAACTTCCACCATTTCATAGTCCGAACGTCGAGCCTTACGGCTTCCTTCTACGGGCTCATAGCTGTATTCTTCAGGCGCATGCTCGGCAATAATGGCCTTTAAGAGTTTTAATTCCTGCTTTAAAGAGAAATGTACACGGGCTTGAACGGCTGACATGACCTTTAACGTGCGTTCTAAGATAGCTAATGTGGTGCCTACTGGAGCATTAGCGCTCATATCTGACACTTGCATGTCTGCGGTGTTGGCAAAGCGACGACCATTCTCGATAATCTGGTTTAACAGACTCATCAAGACCTGAGAAGGCTCTTTGTATGGCAATGGCATGATGTTGTCGCGCATTGCACCGCTACCAACGTCCACATCTCGGAACTCACCCGGTGCGATTGGGGTATCGTCACCCTTAATACGTAAACCACGAGTTTTAAATCCGCCCGGAAGGTTAGATAAAGTGCCTGCATCTACCAATTGGCGAATAATTGACGTGCCAGACTTGGCATAAGCGCCAATCAGGTGAATTAAACCAAAATAATAGAACCCAAAGCCCGGGATGTAGCCATAATGCACAAAATGCTGGCGGGGGCGGTAGTTTTCATCATCAGGCTTCCAGTTTCTGCGGATAGACAGGATAGTATTTGAGCCTTTTTCAATGGTCACGACATATGGCAGGGCAATACCTGTCATTTCGCCATCTTCTTCGTGCTCAAAGCCGGGCAAATCAAGCTCAACTTGCATCTCCAGAAGCTTATAGCGCTCATCAGAGACTGCTGTAAAGCCTGTTTTCTCGGCAATTTTTTTTTCTACTTCATCTAATGTATTATTTGGGGTGCCTAGATCAACATCTCGGTAAAATCCACCTACTTGAAGCTTGCGAATATCGTTCTCGGTCTTACGCATAACGTGAGTTACACGCTCAGCGGACTCAAGATTCGTGGCGCCAAAAGGCACTACGACGTCCTCAGCTGGCACAAACAACGAAACAGCTCTACCAATATTCGGGTCTTCATAAACCTTCTTAAAGGCGTTACCAGCTAAACCCAAGCCCCATAACATACGCTCTGTTTCTGGGCGGAACTCAGGCATGGCTTCGGTTAACTCATAGTTCATGTCCTCTTGGACGCGAACAGCCGCTTCTTTTTTGTCTTGGGTCTCTTTGCCTAGTATCTTGGCCTTAACTGGGCCAGCGGCAGGGAATATCGACATGATGGTTTCAGCTTGGAACTTAACCAACGCCTCAGCTAACAAGGGGTGGTAGATACCACATGCGCCATCCCAAGGTTCGGTTCGGTCTTCAATCTTTAGACCTAGCAGTTCTAGGCCATCAACATAGGTTTGAATCCATTCTTTGCGAGATACTTGATCGTTTTCAAAATCGGAGACCAGATCAGAGGCTAAAGAAGAGAGCTCTCGGTCATCCATGTCTTCAGCCAAGTTGGCATAAAAATCATCTGACTCTTCCACTTCAATCTCTATTTCTAGATCTGGAAGTTCAACCTCAAACAGTTCAGGTTCTTGTATCTCAATATTGATACCGACAGGGGCTTGGTATAAGGATTTTTCTATGGACATTTTGGTCTTCAATAATAAGTGAGTTTTTTGCGAACGGTGGGCTCATCTAGTTCATCTGTATCGAGCCTTAAAAACCCACCCTGTCTGAATCTGAGTAACGCTTGGGTCGTACTATCTACGATGTCATCATGTTCGCCGTTGGGAAACGATGCACACTCTTCCATCACCTCATCCGCCCATCTTGTTTCAGGGCACCAAACAAAGCCTGACGCAAATAAATCGGTCACGGCGTTTACACGGGCTATCTTATCAGAACCCTTGCTAGGTGTATATTCCATTAGCGGGATTCCTGTGCGACGAAGTTCTTGGATCAAGGAAGCTCCAGACGCCCTTTTCTCAATAATTAATGTATCGGGCTCCCATTCCAAATAGAGCTCATGAGCCTTGCGCTTGAGATCAGGGAACTCCATACGCTCTTTATAGCAATCAAGCAGGATGATATTGGGCGCTTGCATGCCATCTTCGGCTGTTTTATAAAAGATTCCCCAAGTCGTGCAGACAGAAAAATCCGCCCTGTTGTTTGTTTCAAAGGCGGTATCCCAGCTTTGAATGATGTAATCGCAAACAGGGGGCGTTTCCTTTTCCCAGATCCTCCAAGACTCCCGCTTAATCAGGGCGCCTGCTTCTGAGGTTGGGTTCTGTTGATACTGAGCATTCCATTTACCAACTGGAATCTCATCTCTGATAGCTTCTAATTCTTCTTGTGACCAGAACTCAGGCCATAACGGAGTACCTGAAGGCATCAAGGCAGGAAACTCAATCACTTCCCATTGATCTCCGCCTCGAGTGACGGAGCTCTTTACAATTTGTCCGGACAAGTCCCGCTTAGACCAGCGAGTCATCACGATCACAATAGCCCCGCCCGGCTGTAAACGCTGACGAGGACCCGAGGAATACCATTCATAGACCCTGTCATAGACCTCTGGGCTACCTAGCATGGCTTCTTGTTCGCTATGTGGATCATCAATGATTAAGAGATCGGCTCCCTTACCCGTCACAGCACCGCCCACACCAATAGCGAAGTAATCACCGCCCTTGGATGTATTCCAGCGCCCTGCGGCCTTTGAGTCACTTGAGAGCTTAGTTTGAAAGACCTTCTGGTAATCAGGCGAATTTACAAGGTTACGGACCTTACGACCAAAGCCCACAGCTAGTTCAGCGGTGTGAGCTGTTTGAATAATCTTTTTCTCAGGATACTTACCCAGAAACCACGAAGGCAATAGAAAGGATGCAAACTCAGACTTAGTGTGACGAGGCGCCATGTTAATGATGAGCCTCTTTAGCTCTCCACTGGCCACGCGCTCAAAAGCTTCTGCCATAATCTTATGATGCCGCCCAGCAATGAATGAAGGCCACATCTCTTGAACGAAAGGCATGAAGTTCTCGCGGCACCTTTCATTCTTATCCGCCATCAATAATTGGTGGATCTTGGCTATATCAGGAGAGTTAGGAGGCATCAACTCGATGACCCTCAAATACTTCTCTACCTCATCACGAGTCAGTAGACTCATAAAGCAGAGACCTGTTGGATTGACCTGTCAACCATCTGGATTGATCTAATCTTATGTGGTTTGATCTCTATAAAGCCTTGCTCTCTTAACGCATGAATTAATCTGTGCACATTGGACTTACTCTTGATATCCAAGCCTTGAGCAATATTTCTATAGGAAGGTGCATAGCCTTTTACAGACATGTACGCCTTAATAAATTCCAACGCTAATTTTTGTTTAGGCGTCACTGTCTTGATCCATAAAAATGAATATAGGTGTCTTAGGACCCATATAAGCTCCTTGGACATTGAACTCAAAGAACTCCATAGCATCTTTATAAGGCATGTCTTTCGATAGCTCCTTGACCACTAAGCTTGCATCGTACAGGGCTACCCATTCCTCTTCTCGCAAGGTCATGCCCACTACACAGTGATCAAATCCCTTGGCTAACAATACCTCGTCATCTACAGCGCTAATGCGACTAAGTAAATTATTTTTCAAAATATATACCCCCCCC